GGCCGAGTTTCTTCTCGTGTCGCTATCCGTCGTAATTCGACAGGCGTCGATATTGAGACCAGCAACGCCATGCTCGACGGCGTTCGCCGCGAAGGAGCCGTCAACGGGTTTCATGGCAACGATCACCGGTTCATAGGCAGGCTTCAGCGCTGTGCCGTATCCGGCGAAGCGCTTCGCGCCGTCGGTGATCGGCTCGTGTTCGTCGAGAGCTTCCGGCTTCGCGAGGTCACGACCTTGGAAGTCGTTCCCGTGAGCATAGGCATGATGCGCCTTTCCGCGGTGTCCCATGGCTCCGGCGCGCTTGTCGATGGCGATCGGGATGTTGTGCGACTTCGGAAAACCGGAACCATAGAGCCACATCATACAGTCACGGATCTGGAATCCGGCGTCTTCGATCGAGCATGCAAGACGGTGGTAGGTCCTCGTTCCGCCGAAAGTGAGCAGAGGCGCTCCCGGCTTCAGGACACGGAAAACCTCGGTCCAATACTCGACGCCGGGAACGCCATGATCCCAACCTTTTCCCATGAATTCTAGACCGTAAGGCGGATCGCTGACGCAGGCGTCAATGCTCGCTTCGTCGAGCTCTCGCAAGACGTCGCGGCAATCGCCGCTGAAGAGTTCGATCGTTCCGTCGCTGGATCGCCAGGTCACGCCCCCCCCCATGACATTAGCTCGGAGTAATCAAAGCGGTCTCCAAGCGCGTCGACGACGCTGACGAGTTCGCCTTCGTAGCCGATCAAAACGCCGTCATAGAGCACGGCGTATCGAGCCACGTTGGCGTGCTTCTCGACGAACATCCGACCGTCGAACGTCGGTCGCCACGTTCCGGCGCCTTCCCGCGTTTTCGAGCGCGTCGGCGTGCCGCGCTCGATCAGACCCCAATGGGCGAGCAGATACCAATCGCGATGTTGGCCGCCAAGAGTCTTAAAGAGGTCTGCGCTTGCGACGAAGCCGGCTTCATCCGAGACGACAGGGAGCTTCGAAAGGTGCGTCAGGATGATCAGCGCCTTCGCCATGCCAGCGTTCAACTTGCGCCTGTAGACCTTCGCGAGCTTCCCGCAACATTGACACTTGACGCCTTCTTTGACGCCTTCAACGAGCTCCTGTTGAGCGCGCTTGACTGTCAGGTTCCGAGACACCTTCGGGAGCTGAAGGTGCGGAACGAGGAGCTCTGACGCTGGCGGCTCCGGAGCTTGGAGCTCTTCACCGGCGGCGTCGAAGTCGAGATCATATTGGGGGGTCATTTCTTCCCTTTCCCTTTCCAGCTCTTCGAATCAGGACACGTCGCCCATAGGACGTCAGCGCCGCAAGAGCGGCATTTGGACGGGTTTAGAGTCGCGCGTTTCTCCGTCATCGCCGAATCGCCTTTCTCCGAAAATAGAACGTCAGCGCGTTGCTCGCCGCGTTCCGCGCGTGATCTAAGATCTCGCGCCGGAGTGAATCGGCGGCGAGATTTTGACTGGTCTGAAGGTGCATCGCGAGCGACTCCGAGATGAAAGCCGGCGATCCGACGGTCTCGCCGTCGATCGTCAGCTCGACCATGATCCGAATCCCCTTTTCTCGGGGGTCCGGCCGGAGACGACGGAGCCGGTCGACTTCACCGCTCAGCTTGTCGCGCTCGTCGGCGAGCGTCTTGACCGCCGCTCTCGCGTCGTCTCGCTGAAGCTTCAGGCGCTCGAGCTCGTCAGCGGCGTCGCGAAGGAGCCGCCGCGCGTCGTCTTGACCATGATCAAGGGTCATGAGCTTCGCCTGATTCCGGAGTTCTTTTGGCAGGGTCTTTTTCATCGGCTGTTCCCTTCCACGGCGTCTCCAGACGCGTCAGGAGTTCCGGAGTCCTCGCCATATACGAGGAGCGCCCGAGCGGCTTCGCGACATTGGAGCGCGCCTTCCGTCGCTCGGATAGACGCCGCCAGGTTCCCGGCGGCGTCGCATGACGCGGCGAGCGCGTCGTAGCGTCTCGCCGTCGCCAAGAGAGATTCGACCTTCTCAGAAGTCATCGAGCCGCCATCTCGTCAGCGGCGTCGTCGCGGTTCTCTTCGCAGTCGTCGCAGACGAGCTCGCCGCCACCGTGAGCGCTGGCGCACAGTACGAGGACCGTAACCCCCGCGTTGCTGACGTCGTGACCGGGCCAATCGCTGACGTAACCCTCACGACCACAATCGGCGCATTCGCCGCTCTCGTCGCTGTCGACGGTCTCGTCGTTCTTCAGGATCTTCGGGAAGTAGAAAATCTCTTCCGGGGAGATTTCGTGGTCTGTCATTTGGCTTTCACTTTCCGCCAGCGTCATGTTGCCGACTCATTGAGAATATGCGGCGCGGCATAATCCCGCAAGGTTTTTTTCGGACGGGTTTTGTCCAGTTTCGTCCGGTTCCGTCCCTTGACATCGGCGTCAAAAGGGATCGGCGCGATCTCTATAATATGCCGCTCCGCACATTATGTTCTTGACGTCAGGCGTCTATCTCTTCAGGATATTTGGAGTTGAGCGGTCCCCATAACGCCCCTGTCGCAACCCGGCAGGGGCGTTGTCCTTTCGAAGCGCTTGACACCTTCGCCGCTTTCGCGCCAACATGGTCTTCGCTACGCGGGACCGTTCAACCCTTCCCGCAAAGCAGAGAGGAGCTCAGGCGCACCTTTGCGCCTGTCGTGCGTTGCTTTGACGTCGAGGGATCGAACACAGCGATCGGTAGGCTCGCTTCAGAGCGGCGACGCGTCAGTCGATCCCCTCCCCTCTTTGACGCCTTTCAACGGTGGCGTCGGTAATAGAAATGGCCGTTCGCATCCCCGTCAGATTCGACCGTTGCCAGCTCGAAAAAAGCTGACGTCCACGCCTTCGTTCCCCCCCCCGAAGGAGAGCGGCGAATCTGACGGGGGGGTTGTATAGACCGAAACGGCTTGCCCCCCGTTATGTGGTTGGGGCCAGCAAGCCTATCGGTCGTTCAGGGAGCTGAGAGCGGTTCAGGCTTGAACCACTATGGGGGGGGATCAGTGAAACTAACGATCGAGCACAACGATCCAGTCTTGCAATGGAAGCGGAGCGGCGAGATCACCGCTCAGAGAGCGAGACGTTGACTCCCGGCATTATGCCGCTTAGCATAATGTTGACTCCGGCGCTCAGCGTTTGGGGCCGGAAAGCGAAAGGAAAGCCATGACAGGTCAAACCGTCAACGCCGTCGCGAAGAATCGCGCGGCAACATCCAAGGATCAGAAGCAAGCCGCTCGAGCGCTCAGAGAGATCGTCGGCGCGTACGACGCGCTGAAGAACGCTGAGAGAGAGCTGAAAGACGCTCGAGCGACCGCCCTATCGGAGGCAAAAGCGGCGCTCTCCGAGCTCGCTGACGCGATCCATGCGTCGAAGAACTGCGACCCCGCGGATCTGCCTCACAAGACCGGCGTCATCGTCACGTGCTGGGATGCTTACACTGAGACGAAGAAGACGAACGCCGCCGCCGTGAAAGCCGCGACGCAAGTCGTCGACGACGCCAAGCTTGCGCTCGAAAAGTCGATTAAGGATTCCCGCCAGGGGCGACTCGACTTCGGCGACGGCGATGGCGCTGAAGCCTAACGACCGAGCCGCCTTCGTCCGGTCCATGCTTCGGATCGTCGACGCTGTCATTGCTGACGCCATCGACGCCGACACCGTCGCGAAGCGGCTCCGGTCCGGAGCGGATTGGATCGTCGAGCGGAACTTCGATCTCGGAGACGCCGCGCCAACGGCGAAGCCTGACGTTTTCGACGACGTCGATGATGACGACGTCAAAGCCGTCTTCGATCATTGGACTACCGTCACGAAGCGTCCAAGAGCTCGACTGACGGGGGGGCGACGGAAAAAGATCCGGAGTCGGCTGAAGGAATTCTCCGTCACTCAGCTCCGAGCCGCGATCGATGTAGCAGCGGCGGACCCATTTTGGGGAGGCGAGGAAAATCGGACGAACGCGCGGCAGGATCAGATCGAGCGCGTCTTGGCGTCGACAGAGCGCGTCGAAGGCTTCGTCGAACGAGCTGGAGATCGTCTCAGGCTCATGACGAGAGCTGACGGCTCGCTTCTCGATCAGTCCGAATCAGAGCAACTCGGGTTGCTCGAAGCGAGCGCGAAAGAAGCGCTCAGAGAGGGAAGACATGAAGATTTCAACGAGCTCCAAGCGGAGCTCCGGCGAGCGCGAGACCAGTACGATAGCTGAGACTGCGCCGCCGACACCGACGACAACACCCGATCCTGCGCCGCTCACGTCTCCTGTGACGTCGGAAGCCGCGCTGACGACCGAGACACCGCCGCCGAAGTCTGCGACGTCAGCGTCCCCTGTGACGTCATTGAAGGCGGCGTCGAGCGAGAAGAGCTCCTCGCTCGCTTTCATCGCGTTCATACGATCACGAATCTCGAAAAATATCGGCCGCCGGTCTTCCCGGATCGGCCTTTCGAACTCCCGAGGAGCGACGACGAAGCGCTCGACAGGATCAAAGACTCCAAATCCAGCAAAGGAGCGCTGAAGGAGCATCGAGAGTTACTTCAGACCTTTGGATCCTGGCGCGGCGGCATTTTGCTTGAAGAGCAACGATCCGAGGGGAGCCTGATCGTGCTCCTTTCCGCGATCCTCCGATTCCGAGCCGTCGGCGATGATGAGAACGAGTTCGAGATCCGCCGCTTCATCGGGAACGAGTATCGAAAGCGGCTCGGAGACGACCGACCGCGAGACGAGCTCGACATTCGGCGGCTCGCCGTTATGTGGTCGCGGCGATACGACTTGCTCTCCGAGGTCTTGCGGTACGAAAAGCCGCTTCCGCGGAACTCACCAGCTCGACGCGAGAGCGAGCCGGAACAGATCGGAGCGTTCGACTATGCATAACGACGACGGAAAGTGTCATTCCTGCGAATCATGGGATCGGCAATCGGACACATTCGGGCACTGCAAAGCCGTTGCCCCGCGACCGATAACAGTCCAGATCCCTGAAGAGCTCAAAAACGTTGCATCAACAAACGTCGACCTTTGGTCAAATGGGATTGTCGTTTGGCCGTCGACCGCTCCAACCGATTGGTGTCGAGCTTGGAGCGCGAAGAGATGATCGGATATTGCTCAGCGGTCGGAAAGGGACGGAGACGCGAAGCGCTCCGGCGGTATGGATGGGGGCTTGTCATGACGCCGTCAGACCCACGTTTTCCGCCGGCCGGCTTTAGATACTTCATCGATAACGGAGCATGGACCGCATATCAGAAAGGCATCGAGAACGACCTGGCGGCGTTCGAGAAGTATCTATCGAAATACGGCGAATGTGCCGATTTCGTCGTCATTCCCGACATTGTCCAGGGCGGTATGAAATCGCTCGATCTGTCGGTCTCATGGATCGGTCGTGTCTCGCGGTACGGCGACGCGCTGATCCCAGTTCAGGACGGGATGACGGCGGCGGATTTGACACCACTACTCGAGCTGTTCGACGTCGGTCTTTTTGTTGGCGGCTCGACGGAATGGAAGATTAAAACGCTTCCGATCTGGGGAAACCTCGCGAAACGACACGGTTGTCACCTGCACGTCGGACGGGTCAACAGCGTCAAGCGAATCGCTCTGTGCTCACTCGCCGGTGTCGATTCGATCGACGGAACGGCGGCGATTTTCGATCCGTCGGTCCTCTCGCGACTCGACAACGCCGTCAGACAACCGGCGCTATTTCTCGATTCTGCTATGGTTTCCGGCTCGGAGGCTCAAAAATGAAGGTCAAAATCCTGTTGTTCGCGGTGATGCTGACGCTGACGCTCACCATGACGATCCTGTTCATCCGTGTCGCCGAATGTGCCGAAGAAGAACTCGACACCGTCGCGGCGGCGATCGTGACGCTTCAACCGGCGGTCGACAATGTACGAGCTCTCCGGCTCGCGAGACACTTCGCGGAATCCGGAGAAGAGACCGAGATCGATCCGCTTCTGCTCGTCGCGATGGCGATGCGAGAGAGTTCATTTGATCCTCTCGTCGAGTCGCTCGAGCGCCGCGGCTCGCTTGGCGAGGGCGGTCTAATGCAGACCCATGGCGTCAGTCTTCGCGTTCGTCCTAGCCACTGTGACCGGCGCCTATCGAGCGCGGAGTGTCAGATCCGGACGGGTGCCCGTTGGCTTAGGTGGGTCAAGGATCATTGTGGAGGATCGACGGCTCGCTGGGTCGCAGCCTACGGAATGCGCTCGTGTCCGACCGAGGAAAGCGCTTCCGTTCATCGATCCGTCAGGATCGTTCGCGCCTACTACGACGAGATTGGTGGTGTGGAATGGAGATGAAAAAAGGCGGCGCTCCAAGAAAGGCGACCGGCGGACTAACAGAGGTCTTGTATGTTCGTGTCGAATCTAAGCTTTTAGACGATCTCGACGAACTCAAAGACGAATGGATCGAAGAAAAAGACGCTCATCTATCAAGAGCTGACGTCGTTCGGGCCTTGCTACGCGAAGGCGTCGAGCGTGCAACATGACGACCGCCAGGGCAATCCTCGAAGCGATCTATGGTCGGCTCCTGACGCGAGACAGCCCGGTCAAATACGCGCGAATGAGCGGCGGCGAGCGCGAAGCGCTGATCGCCCAATACTCAGACGAGCTCGACGCTGACGAACTCGTATTAGAGCTCGTCGTTGGTCAAGCTCGACGCGAAGGCGTTGCGCTCGCCGTCTCCGTCTTCCGCAACGCCGAAGGCTTCGACACCGACGCCGTCGACGACATCGTTGAAACGCTCTTCGAAACCTGATTCAGAGAGCAGAAGCAGAAAGGAAAGGGATAGTGAAACCGATCAAAAAACTGAGGGCAAAGATCGGCGTCGGCGAGCGACGCTTGATCCACTTGCGAGAGCGCGTTGTAAAACGGCTCGGCACCGAATCCGGACTGGAGCACGATCGAGCCGAAGTCGGCTTCATTGAAGCCGCGATCACCGCGCTCAAATACTACGAGACGATCCGGTGGCCCGAGATCTCACCCGTGGTTGCGCTCTCAGCGCTCCTCGACGCGCTCGACGCCGCCGGCATCCCAAACCAAACGAATGGACACGATGAGATCGCCGTCGCCGTCACGAAGGCGCGGCGAGCACTGAAGGCGATCGAAGGGATTTCGTCATGAGTGGAAAAAAACTGAAGAAGAAGAGCAAGAGCAAGTCGGCGAAAAAGGCGCAGAAGCGAGCGAATGGGACGGGTCAGCGCGGCGTCGCTTCCGGCATCCACAACGCTGTTCTTCAGCGCTTCCAGCAAAATCAAGCTCAGCTCATGAATCTCCAGCAAATCCTCGGGTGCCTGGTCAAGACCAAGGGGGCGCAAATCGTCGAGCTCGTCGACGTCGAAGGTGATTGGGTTCTGACGCTCGACGAAGCGCCGTCAGCGCACGAAGACGGACGGGCGATCAAGATCGATCTCACGACACGAGAGGAGCTCGAGCGCGAGGAGCGAGAGAGGATCGCGGCGGAAGCCGCAGAAGCGGAAAAAAGCGCGCCTGACGCCGTCGAGAACGAACAAAAGGTTGACTGACCACTATATGCCGCTTAGCATAATTACGACGCTCTGACAGCGTCAGAAAGGGAAAGGAAAGCCGAATGGAAAAATCACTCCAAGAGCTTCAAGCCGAAGACACGGAACAGCGAAAACAGTGGCTCGACGCGCGGAAAGAAGGTGTCGGCGCGTCAGAAGCCGCTGGCGTTTTGGGCGTCTCGCCATGGTCCTCCCCGCTCTCCGTCTATGCCGACAAAACGCTAGACGTCTCGAAGGAGTTCGACGACGCGACCGTCGAGCGCTTCAGATGGGGTCACATTCTCGAACGCGTTATCCTCGACGAGCTGACGGTCAGAACCGGTCTTGAATTCCGGCGTGCTCCCCAACACAAAATTCTGAAGCATCGTAATTTTGATGTTGTGCCGATGTTCGCGACGCCTGACGCGTACATTCTCGGAGAGAACGCGAGCCGGCTTTGCCAGGTCAAGACGTCGAACATTTTCGCGGGAACGAAATGGGACGACGGAATCCCGATCGACGTCAATGTCCAAACTCAGCACGAAATGGCAGTCTGCGATCGGGAGGGAGAAATCGTCGTCACTCTGATCGGCGGTCAAAAGCTCGTCTGGTTCGAAGTCGATCGACACCAAACGTTCATTGACCAGCTCGAACCGGAGATCAGCCGATTCTGGTTTGACCATGTTTTGCCGCGACGGCTTCCGCCGGCCGACGGTTCGACGGCGACGGCGAACGCGCTCGAGCGGCTTCATCCTGACGACACCGGAAAAGAGATCGTGCTCGATGAAAAATCCGTCGTCATCGATGAAGAGCTGAAAGACATCAAGAGCGACCTGGCGAAGCTCAACAAACGAAAGCAGGAACTCGAAAACGAGATCAAGGCCATGCTCGGAGACGCCACTTTCGGGAAGCTCCCGAATAATGCCGGCCGTTTCTCATGGAAATCGATCACACGAAAAGCGTTCAGCGTGAAAGAGAACACGTTCAAAACGCTCCGGAGAGGAAAGTAAAAAAAAATGTCAGACGAGAAGAGGAATAGCGAGCAAGCCGAGACGACCGGATCAACCGAGACGAAGACGGCGTCGAAGCCGAAGAAGCAGACGAAAAAGACGGCACCGAAGAAGCCGGCGGCCGCCGCCATCGAGCCGGCGCAGAAGGCGCAGAAGGCACCGCCGCCAGCTCAAGCCTCCGCTCCGGTCCGCTCCGCTCCGATCCAGCAAACGGCCGCAACGCCTTTCAAGTCGCGCGGGATCGAGTTGACGTCAATGTCAGAGGTCTGGACGTTCGCGCAGACCTTCGTCAAATCAGGCTTCGCGCCGAAAGGCATCGATACACCTGAAGCCGCCCTGATCGCGCTCCAGATGGGAGCAGAACTCGGCTTGCCGCCAATGGCGTCGCTCCAGAACATCGCGGTGATCAACGGTCGTCCGTCAGTTTGGGGCGATGCTATGCTGGCTGTTTGCCGCGCTTCCGGAATCTTCGATGAATCGAATTTCGTCGAGACGCTCTCGCAAGATCCCGAAACCGGAGAGCTGACGGCAACATGCTCCTGCCGGCGCCTTCCCGACGGGAACATCGTTACTCGCGAGTTCAGCATTGGCGACGCCATGACGGCGAATCTGACCACGAAATCCGGACCGTGGCAGTCATACCCGAAACGCATGCTCCAAATGCGAGCGCGCTCTTGGGCGCTTCGAGACGCCTTCTCTGACATTCTCCGCGGCATTGTCGTCGCTGAAGAGGCGATGGATATGCCGCCGGTGAAGCCGTCGAGAGAAACCGTCAGGGCTGAACAAGTCGACGAGCTCTCCGAACTCGCGACCGCGCTGAAGGCGAAAGACAACGCCGTTGCGACGGTTCAAGTCGAGCCGCCGCCGTCGCTCCCTGCCGAAACCGCCGACACGAGACACTTCGAGCTGACGGAGCCGACCGAATAGGCGCGCTCGAGCTCTCGACGTTGAAACCTGAAAGAGAAAGGAAAGCCAATGCACGAGATGACGATTCTGTGGTTGCTGATCGCGCTCCTCGCCATCGATATCGTTTTCGGGTGCGTTCGATTCCCATCGGACGTCAAACGTTTGATCGAGACAATCAAGGGGAGGGGAAAGCGATGAGTCACTCTGAACGGATGAAAGAGGCGGAAGCAGAAACGCGCCTGGCAATGAAGAGTTCATGGATAACCATTCCCCTGGTTTTTCCAGCGATCGATCCCGGGAACGAGGAAAGCGGCGCCGTTTTGCTAGACACGTTTGGTCACGTTTTGAGGGTGTGGCCAAAGGTGTCGAACGACGTGATCTTGAGCGAATTGAACTGGACTCGCGGCATGCATTCATACGCTCGGCTCGTGATCGAAATGCCGAAAGCGCGCGGTATGCCTACCGCGAATCAGGAGTTCGAAACGTGCGTCGTGATCGGCTGGTTTGAGATGGCATTTGGCCGAAACCGCTCGACGCGGATCTACCGGCATCAAGTCAAGTCGTCGATCTGCAATTCGCAGCGAGCGAAAGACGGCAACATCGCCGCCGCAATCCGCGAGATGTACCCTCAAACCGGCGGCGGTGCGAAGCCTGCGGTCGGGACGAAGAAAGCGCCAGGTCCTCTTTACGGCGTCTCGAAAGACGCCTGGCAGGCGCTCGCCGTCGGTCTGACGTATCTGAAGCGTCACAGAGGTCTAGATCTCGATTCCATCGCCGATAACTACTACTCGAAACCGTGGGGTGCGTCATGAACGACGATTTGTACCACCTAAAGGTCATGACAGAGGAGCTGACACAGCTTCGCAAAGAGATCAACGCCGTTGACGACGCACTGAATCGCAACGAACTCGCCGACATATTCGAAGAAGACGACAATATCGAGCGGTATGACCGGATCGAGCTGATCACGTATCTCGTCGATCTGGCAATCGATCACGAAGGAGACGCCGTCATTCGTGATCATCTGACGTCGGCGAACAAAGAAGCGGAGCGGCTCAAGACAGCGCTCGCTGACCTGTGGAACAAACTCGAAGCCCCAGAACCGAAAAGGTGCGCTGGCTGCAACTCGGTCATCGAGAGCGGTCAGAAGCGCTGGATGGACACCGATGGGAGCGTCTTCTGCGAAGAATGCGAATTCTGCGAAGAATGCGAAATCCCAACAAAGAAAACAAAGCACGAATTCCCCGCTCAGGTCGGCGGCGCTGAGACGCCGAATGAGCAGTGCCCGACATGCCGAGGTCACCTTGAATTCGGCAAGGAGTGTGGCGACTGCGACACCTCGAACCCCACCGACGAAGAGGTCGATGAGCGTGCGAGGGCGTTGTGGTTCGCATCTCATTCTGGTGGAGAGGCACACTTTGCGATGCGAGTGGAAGAAGAGTGGACGAAGACAGCCCGTGAATCCCTCCGTCTCGAGAAGGAGCGGGATGAATTCCTCGTAAAATACGAACGCGATTTGAAACAGTGCGAGGCGATCGCCGAACGGGCAGAAGACCGTCTCGATGAGACCGAGACCCGTGAGCGCAACGACTGGCAAAGAATCTGCGTTCTGCTCGACTGTCCTCAAGACAGCGTCAGCAAAACAATCGTGAGCCTGAAGCATGATCGAGACATGCTGGAGCGAGATCGGGATGCCGCGAGCGCCGCTCTCGCCGACTGCAAGGCTGCTCTCGCGGACATCAAGACGAAGGCGGGGGCGTGGTCATGAGAGACATCACCGAACGCCTCGAAGACTCGATTCGTGTGCTTAAGACGTGGTCCAGAGATGGCCATTGGCTTGTCATGTTCAGAGACGCCGTCGACGAAATCAAGCGTCTCCGAGCACGGGTCAAGCGCTGCGAAGAGATCGCAGAACAAAACAAAACAAATTACGCTGAGATGAAGCGATATCGCGATCGCGATCGCGATATGTTCATGATGGATCTCGTAGACCAGCACGATCGAAACGCACGGCTTCGAGCCGAACTCGCAGACGTGACGAGAGAGCTTAAAGGCTTCTATGACGGCGGCATTTATCACTGTTGCGACGATCCGATCCATGGCATGTGCGACGAAGAAGACTGTGACCTTGCGGCCTTTCGCGATGCCTTCACGACGTGTTGTCGTTGCATGGGTTGCAGCGATGAAAACGCTTTGCGCCGCTGGAAAGGCGGGATCGAGCTATGACGGTTCCGCAAAATCTCAAAGACGCCATGACGCTGTCAAAGGCGCGTCACGCGACGACCGTCGCTTGCGCGTCTTGCGGCGCGAAGCCGCGCTCGAGCGTCTCAAATTGGGATCTGAGACCGCGGCTCGATCCAGCTCCCGATTTCCCGGGGGAACTCCTGTTTATCATCCTCTGTCCGCTTTGCGCCACCGCGACACCGCGACGGAAGAAAATCCGATGGCGTGACTTCTGGACACCGCTACATCGACGCCCCCAAGATCCATGCGAGGTCTATCGAGACCAAACGCGAACGACAGCGAAGGCGAGAGAGGAACTCAGGAGAGCTCGAAAACCCGTCAAGAAGGCGCGAAAGCGAAGGCCGGTGGAATTGACGCAGGAAACTGTTGACGCTGTCAGGGACGTCGTCTCGCGCTCCGATGAGCCGATCACGACGAGCTCGATCGCGAAAGCGCTGACAGCGTCAATGTCCGTCACCGTTCGAGCTCTCCGGAAGCTCGAATCAACGCTCCAAGTCGTGCGAGTTCGTGATCAACGCGGTCGTGTCGTTTGGGGCATGCCGTAACCTCGACATTTTCCAACGTGCTACAATATGCCGCATGGCATCGAACACCAACAAAACCCCGCAAAAACGGAAACCTCGGAAGCGCAAGCCGCCGCCGCCAGGGCTTTCGAGACGCTCAAGCGAGCTCGAGCGAGAGCGTCGATGTCGGATCGTCGAATACTGCATTTCGATCGGACGAACGTCGCGCCGGGAGATTCAAACCGAGTTCCGGGAACAAGGGATCAACATCGTTGATCGCACGATCGACTCGTACATTGCCGAAGTGAAGAAGCGGCTCGTTGCCGAAGACGACAAAGTCAGAGCCGCTCGTCGTGTCCAGCTCAACCAAGCGCTCTATGACCGCGAACAAATGATCGTCGAGCGTCTCACGAGCTCCGGTGTCAGTCCACAGTGGCGCGATCTCGTCAACATCCTGAAGCTTCGCGTGCGGCTCCTCGAGAAAGGCTACGTCGACGAGCTTCCGCCGCCCATTGTCCACGAAGAAGATCAAGACGAAGGCGAAGGCGAAGGCGAGGAGCTCTCACTTGAGGAGATCGACGAGAGAATTAAGCATCTTATGCTGAAGGGCGGCTTGCCGACTTCGGTCGCTTCGAAGAAGCCGGAGGATACCGTTCACTGATAGCGCCCACCATGAAAACCGGCGATCTCAAAGTATCCATTCCCGAAGACAAAGCCTCGAAACTGAAGCTCTATCAGCTCATGAAGAAGCGTCGAGTCGAACTCGCTCGACGCGATCCGGCGGCGTTCGTCGAATACGCGATCCCTGACGAAAAAACACAGCGAGAGATCACGAACGCACCTTTTCATGAGGAATGGCACCGATTCTGTTCAGAGAACGATTGGGGGGTGATTAGCGCCGCCGTCGAGCACGGCAAATCGATCCAGCTCGGGATCGGTCGCGTCATTTGGGAGATCGGAAAAAACCCGTCGCTTCGCTGCCTTCTCGTCGGCGCGAACGACGACGCCGCTCGGAAAATGCTGAACGCGATCCGTCGTCACATCGATCGGAACCCTCGCGTCAGAGAGGTTTTCCCCGAACTCAGGCGCTCCGGAGAGCGCGGCGACCCATGGAGCGATGAAGATATCCGTGTCGCCGGAGCGTCGCTCTCTCGCGATCCAACGATCCAGAGTCGGTCTGTCGGAAGCCGGAATATCCTCGGTTCTCGTCTTGATCTCGTCATCATCGACGACCTACTCCAGCTCGACAATACGAGAACCAAGACACAGCGAGACAAGCTCGAAGAGTGGTTCGACGACGTCGTCTTTACCAGAGTCTCTGACGACTACGAAAATCAGGACTATGGGCGGATCTGGTTCATCGGTAACCCATGGCACGCAGACGATTTGCTGGCTCGACTGAAGGCGCGACCTGGCTTCGCATCGATCGAGACACCAGCCGTCGAGAACCCTGACGATCCGCCTTCGCAGTGGCGGCCAAAGTGGCCCGAGAAGTGGCCACTTGCGAGGCTTTTGAAGAAACGGCTTGGCATGCTCGCCGCGTCATTCGCACGGAAATACCTTTGCCGTGTCCTTGACGCGTCTCAGCGCAGATTCAAAAAGGAATGGATTGATCACATGTTCGCGCAAGGCAGGGGGCGAGAGCTCTTGCGCGTGCAACCCGTTGGCCGCGGCGGCGTTCCGCTTCGGTGCTTCACTGGTCTCGATCCAGCGGCGTCAGAAAAGGATATCAACGCGCTCTCAGCGCTGTTCACTATCGCCGTCGATCATGCGAACCGCCGGATCGTTGTCGACTGTCGATCCGGTCGCTGGACCGGTCCGGAATTGCTCGAGCAATGCGTCGAGGTCTGCACGACTTTCGATTCAGAGCTCGTCGTGGAATCGAACGCAACCCAAAAATGGATGCAACAATTTGCGAAGGAGCGCGGGATCAATGCTCGGACGTTTTTCACCGGTTCGCATAATAAATTCTCGGAGATCTATGGCGTCGAGTCGCTCGCCATCGAGCTAAAGAACGGTCTATGGGTTGCTCCGTCCGGAAAGACAGGTCAGGAGCGCCCCGAGGAGCTCGTTGAATGGTCGAACGACTGCATGGACTACGATCCAGCGTCGCACACCGGAGACCGTCTCATGGCGTCGTGGCTGGCACGGGAAGGCGCTCGCCAATGGTCGAAACCTCGCGCTGGACGGTCGGACCACACGTCACGCTGACGTAGTACTATCGCCGGAACAAAATGGAGGCACCATGGACCGAGACCCGATCATGAAGTTTTTCGCCTATTCGCACCTTCCCGAACATTTGCAGGAGACGAGCAAGCCGTTCTGCGAACTCGCCGACTGGATACACTCGACGCTTCCGCGCTGCGCTGAGCGCACCGTTTCGCTCCGTCGTGTGCTTGAAGCGAAAGACGCCGCCGTCAGAGCCAAACTCTCCGAATAACGTCGCTTCATCCCGCCGTGGTATCCTGCCGTCATGAGATGGGATCACAATATAACGGTCGTCAATGGCGCAGGCGCAACGCCTGATCCGGTAGCTACCCCTGCCACTGTTCCTGTGGCGAACTGTTTCCGGCTCAAAAGTCGAAACCAGGATTCGCAGGAGATCAACCACACGATTTTCGTCGCGCTCGAAGCGCCGGTCGCCGAAACAGTCGACGTCGAGCTCTACTGTTTGAATGACGACGACGACGACAACGGCGGCCCACCCCCTGTCGCCACTGCGCGGTGGTCTCGTTTGTGCGTCTATGCAGGTCTGACCGGCGGTCGCGTTGTGGCGCTTTCAAATTTCGCCGCCGGCGCCGGCGTTACTCCACAATCTGGAGGTCTATTTTACCTACGGGTAACGGCGGAAACGGTGACGGCGGATCGTCTCGTTCAACTCGCTGCAAGACCTGGCGGCGGCGTCAACATCGCCCAAATGGGTGGAGTACCCGTTCCTCCCGCCGGCACGATCGACACCAATCTCACCCAGGTTCGTGGCGTAAACTCCGGTCTCACCGCTGACGGATATCAAGGGGTAGCTGGGAAAACCGCAGGGGGGACCGTCGTCGCCCTGTACATCGATGGCGACGGTCGAGCTCGCCTTGCCGCCGAAGACAGCATCGGCGATCCGTATCCGCTCCTCATTGACGCGGCGACAGGCAACCTGTACGTCGGAGGGGACGTCGCTCATGATGCCGCGAAGACGGCGAGTCCGCCCAATAAGCAGGGGTCCGTCGCTCGCTCGTCCCTACCAGTGGCAGTCACAGCCGATGACGATATCGTCGAGGACATCGCCGATCGATACGGTCGTCGCATCAACGCGGAATTCGATTTCCTGAACAGTGCCGCACGCACCACTGACGAAGATCCGCCATGGGCGCAAAAAGATGGTGATCCTCTCGTCGATGTGACGAACGGTGTCTCGGGTGTCGGTGGCGCCGCCGTTACCTACGACTACTATTTCTCGCCTGAAGATTTCGGGAAGTCGTATCTGTCATGGCGTCTCGACGGTGGCGCTGGTGGCGCTGGGATCACCATGACGATCCATATGACAGCGCAGGACGACGGCACAGCGAAAGAGTCTTGTGACTACGACGACGTAACCAACGACTTGACTGGAGCAGCAACTATTACCGCCGCCGCTGGCGCATCCAACGACGATTATCTCGTCGATGCCGCTGGAATCATGGCGATGGCGAAGTGGATTCATGTCGAGGTCATCGTTGACGCGACGACAGCAACAGCGGACTGGACAATTTACAAGCGTCAACGCTACATCGGGTAGGTGGGATATGGGAAACAACACGCACGGGCATATCAACGATTTGCTCTACACTGACACCTACTACGAAGATCTCAGGGGATCCACATCTTTCAAGCTTGGCGGCGGAAATGACCCAAACCTTGTCCAATATCCAGCGGTGAACGGGGGGTACCTATACGCCTTCGACAGTGGCGACGAACTCGGTCTACAGTTTCAGCTCCAACACGCTTGGAAAATTGGAACAGATCTCGATCTTCATCTCCACTGGACGCCTCGAGGAAACGGCGTCGCTGAAAACGGGAATACCGTCAATTGGCGAGTCGACCTATCCGCCGCTGGAATTGGTCAGGCGTTCCCAGCAGTCACGACTTACGTCCTGACGGATACGTGCCCCGGGACAGATGATGAACACCTAATTATTGACGCTACCGTCGCCGTACCAGGTTCCGCGTTGACGCTAAGCTCCGTCCTAGTGGGTCGCGTCTATCGCCTCGCTGGCGATACGTGGGCTGGTCTTGGCGGTGGCGGTGCTCCATTGCTACTCGAAGTTGATTTTCACATCCAAAAAGACCGACCTGGAAGCCGGCAGGAGTATGTAAAATGACGATTCTCGATTCCGAAGGTATCCAGGCGCAGATCGACGGAATGCCTGATGGGAATTTCGACGTTCCGAATCCTGAAGGTGGCTCGATCGTTTGCCCGATCACCGACAAGCACGTCACGCTCGCCATGAATTTTTTCAAAAACAATTGGCGGCCAGGAAAGCGATTCGATCTGCGTGAATTGTCGCGAATGTCGGCATGTCGCGACGATCCGGAAGGTGGTCCCCGTGATTTTACCGCTGACGGTATTCCCGTCGGAATGAAGCTCAGCCCAAAGCAAATCAAGTGGCTTCTCGAGCTCTTCATTTCGGAACGCGCCGAACGATTCCCACCAGCAGAACCGGAGTAATCCATGCAGATAACAGGAGCCGAACGCGCCGCTGGGATCGTGTACCGTGAGCGGTTTCTGTCCCCGGCGTTGCTACAACGAAATGGCGGACGTCTTCATGGCGACGCATCGATAGGTATCAACGGTCTCGACCCCGGTTCGACGGGTTACGCAACGATCGAGTTGCCGCCGACGAACACGGACAGCCTTTCTGTGTTGGTTCGTGCTACTCCGTCAAGTGTATGGAATGACAACACGACCCGTGTATTCGTGGATACTGAGGCTGCTAATAGAACACTGCGGTTTCAGAAATCCTCACCAAATCGTTTGACGTCTTATGTCAATGGCATTGTATGCCACAATGAGTTGGGGGGCGTCGGTACTTGGTCGGATTATTGGTTGGTTGGTACTGAATTCTGCTACGTCACAAAGGTGTCCTACGGCGCGTCAAAGGCGTGGTTGTCTGGTCAAGCTGTTACGATGTCGGCGGGGTTATTTCCTATCGGATCGCAAACCAGGACGCTTTATATAGGAGCTGATAACGCAGGGAATAATCAATTTGCTGGCACAATTCGCGAGATCATGATCATCGACCACGGAGTTGATGATGCCGACGAACCGGTCCTACGCAATAACACGCTCATCTCCGACATTCTCCCCGATCGGAGTCTGATCAACCTGCCTCTTGAACGGGACTACGCAATCTCAGGGGTTCAATCAACTCCGCTGGAAGGCACGCATAAGGCTGTCGCAGACCACGCCATCATGGGCGACGGTACCCCTGGAGGCGCTACGGTACCGACGAAGATCTCGCACCGTCGTCATGGATATTCTTTCGACGGCGGGGATTACATTGCTGTTCCAGATCATGCCGACTTGAGCATTACAGACGGTGTGAGTGACCGTGCTTTCACCGTCGCTCTGTCCTGCCTCACTCCGTTCAATACCTATTCGCTGTGCTCGAAAGCTACCGGTCTTTACGTCGGTGAGTTCTGGATTTCTTTTCTCGTTGTTGGGGGCGCACGTCGTCTCTATTTCGCAAAAATTGACGAAGCCGCTGGCGCATACGTTGGACGGTACTGTGTCGTTCCAGACCTTGCGAACAGGCGAGCGGTTTATGTGTTTACCTGTGATGGCGGGGCACTCGCTTCGGGTTTTCGCATCTATCAGGATGCGGTGAGAATCGATGGTTTTGATGCCGTTTCAAACGTGTTCGCAAGTGTCCAGAGGTCAACCGACGATTTCAGAGTTGGAGCTGGAGTTCACGCTTCGATGCTCGGTGATATGGACACTATCGAGATGTACATGGGCGAAGCATTCTCACCCTTGCAAGTCAAAGCACTGACGCATCGAATGGAAGCCGAGGTGGTACGATGATGGATTTCAGATCACTCGCACTCTCGCTGAATCCGGCCTATCTGTTGATGTTCCTCAAGGGGCGATATGCCAACGTCGCACCAACGTCGATAGTGGTGGATACCACAAACGGTGGCCATCTCCAGAAGTGTCCGCAAGGCTATGGTTTTGAGGCGTCTGGAATAGCAGGTCTCATCATTCCGGATACCGGGGTTGCTGATCCAACGAGGGCAACGACGCTTTCTCTATTCGCGGCGATTTACGGTATGTGCCCGTATGACTCATACCGTATTATCGACAAGCGTTTGGTTGCTACTGACTACGATCTATCGTGGCGCGCTACTGGGCAACTCTACCTCGTTTCTTCTGGATCTGGCACGTCGTCTCTTGCCGGTCTCGGTTCAGATATCTATACGACGGTAGGTGTCACCGTCGTTGCAGGAACCAGACCTAGGGTTTTCCTCGATGGGCGGTTTGTCGGTGAAATGGCGGCAAACTTCACACCTGATACCAGCGGACAGCCGACGTACATTGGATCGCTTGGCAGCGGTTCCAAACTAAACAGGCCGATGATGAGCGCCGCAATGTGGCCGTCGGCTTTGACGGACCGAAATCACAGCGATCTGCATGACTCATTTATGCGCCTTCATGTTCGTACTTCTGAGCCACAAATCACCTCTGCTCGTCCTCTCGTTGTCCAGAATCCTCTTGTACATCTCAATGGTCGCACTGGTCAGGGACTCGCCTATGATGAGTCGGATAATGCGATCCATTTTGATAAAACAACCGGCGTCGAGATGGAACCTGATACGCCTTCAGGAAAGCCCGGGTACACTGCGCATGGAGCCGACCGAAGCGAGGCATATCTGGAAGTAACAGACTCTCAACTTGATGACGTATTGCCAATAACTTGGGCGTTCTGGGTTAGGCGTTTGGGGAACGGTGAATCCAATCTAGGTCGTGTCTACGATAAGGACAATTTGGGTCTTGTCATATACATCACAAATGCAGGGCATATATATGTGTTCGATAATTTTTCAGTAGCGAATGGATCTTATATCGAAACAGGAGCGGCCATTCTCAATGAGTGGGTGCATTTTGTAATTCGATACGCTGGAACCGAGGGTATTCCACCAGACATTGCAATAAACGGCGGGACATTTGCACCTATGACAATCAACGCTGCATCTTCAGGTGTCAGGACGTCGGATGCCGGTGTCTGTCGCATACTTGATAGACCTTCTGGAGGTTCTGAACTAGATGGCATTGTCGATGACCTTGTGCTTTTAAGTGAATTCGCCTCACAGGAAACAGCAAAGTCGATCTACCTACGATCAGCTCTCCGAATTATTGATCGTGGATACCAGCACACGTATCCAGAGGTGCCCAATGCGGTATCTCTAGGAAATGTCGGCCCCTGGTCTATTGAATCCGGATCGTGGCAATGGGACAGTGAAAACAAATTGGTGTGTACGGCATTGGGTCTTGTTTCCAGACGAACCAAATGGTTGTACGGGGCGCAGTATTTTCGTTTCAACAAAAAGCATGACCATTCGCAAATAAATGTCGTCCTGACGGCGGATCACCCATTGCCCTATAATAACGCTGCGCAGAACTGCATGTTGCTTCAAATAAGCGCGTCTGAAACGATCGGACTCTATCGGATAGCTGGCGGTGCGACAGCTAATGTTATTGGAACAAGCGGTGCCGGTTATTTCGGAATTGATGTTGATTACGATCTGATGGTTGTGCATATCCCCAATGGCACTTGGAGTGTCTATATTCGGGGCGGTGCTTTTTCAACATGGACTCTTGTGATCACTGGTACTGACTCTATGTATGGCCCCGGGATATGGTCATCCGTCGCTAATGCGGCATGGGTCGGTTGCGAGTTCAGTAAACTTCACACGTTCCCGTTCTTCTACGGACATCCCAATGACATTCCGTGGCTTGCGGATTAAATCCGCCAACGGCGCGGTCCTCTTCCGCAAAATTTCAACCAACTTTTGGAGCTCGAGCGGCGTGATACACTCCGACGGGTTGGAGGCAAAAAAAAAGCATGGCACAGCATCTTGTTCTGAAAGATTTTGAGGGGATTTATGACGATCAAAATTGGCGCTTGCGAGCCGGTGAAATCGTCGACGACGCAACCCCCCCGATCACCCCTGTTGCGGCGCTAAGGGGATTCGGTCTCGCCACCGTCCCCTATGTCGCCGGAACCATGGCGGCAATGGTCACAGCATACTTGGAAGCGCACGACGGAGACGCCGACCGACCAAGCATGATGCCTTGGCTTATGTCCTATTCCATCGCCGCGAACACAGGCGTTCTCGCCGATATAACGGCCGGCTCGGAAGGCGCGTTGCTCGTTGGGACAGACGCAAAAGGAAATCTCGGTGCGTCAACGACTGTCGAAGCCGCGCTTGAATTCATCAATACCCAAGACTGTGCCAGCGCTGCGGAGCTCGCCTCGGTCACCCCTGCAAGCGAGGGCGCGTTGCTCGTCGGCACCGACGCAAAAACGACCCTTGGCGCCGCTGCAACCGTCGAAGCGGCGCTCGAGTATCTGGACGACGGCCAATATGACGCCGGCGAAGTTGCCGTTGCGCAGATCATCCAAGCAGGCCAACCGGTTGCCGCCGAAACGCTGACGATCGGCGCAGACGTCTATGAAGCCGATGGAGTTGGGGCGAATATCAATTTCGTCATCGGTGGCACGCCAGCGGAAACGATGGCGAATCTTCTCACCGAAATCGTCGCAAATGGGACGGAAAATCTGTTCGCCGACGCCATCGGAGCGACGGTCATCCGGCTCCGTTCTGCCGACGCTCCGCAGGGGAACGTCGTCGCAGCGAATCCGAATATCGCTGTGACCGAAGCGATGACGAATTACATTTTCGATTGTGGAAATGTGAATTTGAACACATTGGGCGGTCGAGTTGCGGGACAGTCCAGAATCGTCGTTGGTTCACTGCCGCTCAATGCCGGTCACATCGCCGCAGGCGAAGCGCGGATTTCGTTTCCAGCCGACGTCACAGACGCCGTCGTCCAGCTCTCGACAGCAACGAACGTCGCCCATGCGATCGGAACAGACTCTTGGACGATCGACAACGGCGACATTCTGATCACTCTCCCGGGCGGCGGCGCTCCTGACGCGGTCGCCGGCGACATCGTTCGAGTGGTCGCGGTTCTCTGATCCAGTTCGCTGCGGCACCGCGTGATATTCTGCCCCCATGGCGATCCTCGCGAGATTTACGAATAACTCCTCGATCATGAGCGACGTCCCCGTTCGAAAGGTCGCTCTCACTGACATAATCGACCAATCGCGCTCTCGCGATCTGCTACGCAGAGAGAGCTATTACCGCTGCACGCAGCACAAAACGAAGCAGTATGATTTCGACGGGAACATCCTGAAATACGGCGAAGAAAACGTCGATATCCCAGCGGACGGATACATCCCGATGAAGCGCCGCCGGCCGTCGATCCGGATGGATCTTCCGAAGGTTATCGTCGAGCGATTCACAACCCTCGTTTTCGGTCACGAGCACTTCCCTGGATTCAGCGTCACCGGAGACGCCGACGCGGAAGACTTCATCAAGGCGCTCGCGAAAGCGGCGAAGCTCCCGACCAAAATGGTTGAGGCTCGGAACATCGGCGGCGCAACCGGAACCGCCGTGCTCTCATGGGGGTTCGTCGAGGGGAAACCGCTGATCGATGTTCATCAACCGGCTTTTGTCGAAGTGCTCGAGTGGCGGGATTACGACCGCCGCAGGCCAGCCAAGGTCCTCAAGAGCTATCCATTCGAAGACCGGGTTTGGACGAACGACGGCAAGCCTGAAAAGGCCACCTTCTACTATGCCAGATATTGGGATCAAAACGTCGATATCACGTGGCACAAAATACCCGAGGAACTCGCGAAGACCCCAAAATGGTGGACCGCTGAAGCGACGACCGTCGACCATGAGACCGGATACTGCCCTGTCTATTGGATTCAAAATCTCCCCGATAGCTCAAGCGCTGACGGCGTCAGTGACTTCGAAGCACAAGAGGACGACTGCGACGCGATCGACGTACAACTTTCGGCGACGCACAAGGGGACGGTTGCCAACGTCGATCCGACTCTCGTGATCCACGACAGCCAAATGAACAACGAAGGCGTGATCCACAAAGGATCGGAACACGCGATCTACTCCGAGAAGGGTGCCGCCTATCTCGAGCTCGCCGGAACGGCGATCGAAGCGTCCGTCAGGCTTCTCGACCGTCTCCGTCAGTACGAGCTCGATAAGGCGTCGTGCGTGCTCCTCGATCCAGACGACTTGACCGGGAGCGGTATCAGCGCGGCGGCGATGCGAACTCGATACGCTCCGATGTTGGCGAAAGCAGACCTTCTTAGGGGTCAGTATGGCGAAGCGATCGTCGATATTCTCGACGATATGATCACCGTCGCTCGTCAGCTCCGGATCGTTCAGACTGACGAAGACGGCGTCAAATATTGGTCGGCTGTCAGGCTTCCGCCGCGGATCACAGAGGACAAAGACGAAGAGACCGGCGACGTCGTCGTCACCGTCGAGGAGCGCTCGCCAGGTTCCGGCGGCCAGATCGAGCTCGCATGGCCGCCCTACTTCGCCGCAACGTGGGAAGATCGAAAAGAAGCCGTCTCGTCTGTGAAAGAAGGAGCCGGCGGTCAACAGGTCATGAGCAAGCGGACCGCGGTCGCGACGCTCTCGCCGTTGTTTGGGACCGACGTTGACGGCGAACTCGACGCCATCGAAGAAGACGTCGAGACAATGGATCGACGAGCGCATGGGTTGCTCGAGCGCGGCGCTCCGGTGATGAACCTTCAAGGGGGGGACAACGCCGCCATCGATGATGACAACGATGACGATGGCGACGAAGGTGACTTCGACGACGTCGCTGATCGGTCATAACCCTCGCATGACCATTGGGTTTTCATGGTAACGCCTGTCGCAATAGATCAAGCGAACAACGCGATCGAGCGTTTCCTTTCTCGCGCTGACGCCATCGTTCAGTGCGCCGATCCAACCGGTCGCGAAGCGGCCCGAGCGCTCCTTCAGACGCTCGCTGACGCCGACAAGTCGCTTTCTCGACGCTTAGCCTATTGGACAAGACGACGCCTTGGCGGCGGTAGTATGCGCTTCAGTGAGGCTTCTCTGATCGTCTATCGCGAGCAAATTCAAACGGCGATCGCGCTCGTCCAAGATCGGCTTCGCGGGATCACGAACACCGCAAGCATCGAAGCGGCTCGCGTCGGATTGTTGATGTCGAACAACCTTTTCAACGAGCTCGAGCGCGCCTTCGTCGGTGTCGTTCGCCCCGTACCGCTCGACGAAGCGGCAATCGTCCGTCTCCGTCCGTCGCTCCTCGCTCGCCATGCGACGAGCGTCGATCGGTATGGCGCCGCCATGGTCGACAGAATGGAGCGGATCCTTGCCCAGGGGCTAGCTGAAGGCGCGTCGCAGTTTCAAATGGTGCAACGCCTGACGGGCATTCGTGGTCCGACGGGCATGGTTTCAACGCGCGCCGTCGAAGTTCAGCCCGGAATGGTCGTCCGGTTGTCCGAAGAGTACATACCCGAAGGTCTCTTCATCCGTCACCGATCGTGGGCCTGGCGGATCGTCCGGACGGAGACGGCAGAAGCGCAAAACGCGGCGAACGAGGCTTCAATCGATCACGCTTCAGAGGTCTTGCAGACCGAGGTCAAGCGGAAGATCCTCGCGGTGATGGACAACCGGACCGCTCATGATTCGATCGCGGTCCATGGTCAGATCCGGCGCAAAGAGGAGCACTTCGTTGACGGAGCCGGTCGTCGTTATCTCCGGCCGCCGGCGCGACCGCATGACCGTGAAACGATCATTCCGTGGCGCGACCGTTGGAGCGAGACGCCCAGATCCCGAGCTCTGACGTCAGGGCAACGCGCTCGCATGACCGAAGCGAATAGCGAAGCGCAACGGAACCGAGCTCGTCGACGACGTCGCGCTCGAGCTCTTCGCCAGCGGCGCATAGATCGCGAACTCCGTCGCCAACAGGCAAACCAGACGAAATCTTGATAACCCTATGCCGCGCGGCATATACTATCCGTCATGAAGTCGCATGAAATCTTCAAACGGAACGTCAAGGCGCGGCTCGAACTGCTCGAATTACCCTCCTACAAGGTGTCAATCCTGACAGGTCATGCCGGAGCGTGGCTATCCGGCATTTTGAATCCGCGACGTCATTCGTCTCGAGTGTCCTCGCTCGTCATCGACGAAGTCGGCGAAGCGCTTGGAGTGCCACCGTATGAGCTGATCAATCCGGCCTTTGACGCGGCGGATTACCCGTTGCCTCAGTGGTCAATGGAAATATGAAAGAAAGGAAAGTGGAAGGTGCCGAGGTATAGAAAAAAGCCTGTTGTGATCTGTGCGTTCTGTTTTGAAGATACGAATTATTATCCTCAGTGGTTCAAAGACGCGATGAACACAGGAAAGGTAGAAGTGATTGTCGAGGCACATAAGAACGGTGCCATAGACGCATGGGTTGAAATAAAAACGCTCGAAGGAGTCATGATCGCCAATTTTGGAGACTACATAATCAAAGGTGTGGAGGGCGAGATCTACCCCTGCAAACCGGACATCTTCGGGGTGACCTATGAACCAGCGGATTGATCAAAAAAAGAAAGGAAAGTGGAAGGAATGGAAGCGAACCGAAACGAAGAAACCGATCCAACGATGAGAGAGGAACTCGACGCGATGAGAGAGCGACGCGGCACCGTCGAAAACGGCTTCGATCATGCGAGCGGAGCACAGCCGACGCCGTCAGTTTTCCACGTCAACGAAGACGGCAGGATCGGCGCCATGGGTTGGATCTGTCCAGTTTGCGGAAGCGGCATATCGCCAATGACACCGTCTTGTCCGTGTCGTCAGGAATCCGTCGTCACGCGCTCAACCATCGGCGCCGATCCTGTTCCGACTCAAGCGACGCAGGCGATCGCTGAAGCCGTCAAAGAGCTTCAAAACCTCGAAGACGACGCCCCCGAAGAATCCGACGTTGTCGCATTTAGAAAGCTCCTCTCCTATTACGAGGATCGATCTGGACTCGAAAATATTACCGTTGTCGATCTCGTCGATCTCGTTATGACCGACATCGAGCAACTCGACGCGCTGATCACGCTTTCCGCCAAGCGTGATCAGGAGCTCGACGCGCTCGTCAGCGAGAAGCGGCGGCTTGAGAAGCGCGTTCAGGAGCTCCTCGAAGGGTCTATGAAGCTCGGAAGCTTCGCGCCTACCCTGACGAAGGCGCGGGCGCTCGCGTCGCTCCTCGGCTTCGAAGCCCCCCCTGACGCTGAGAAGATCGGGGAGGTCATCGACTCCGCGAAGATCCAGATCGGAATGCAACGCGACGAACTCCGCGCGCTTCGGAAGCACAACAAAGAGCTGAAGAAGAGCGGTCAAGAGCTCGACGGCGTCAGCATTGGCTCGTTTGATCGCGGTATGGAAGCGCTTCACAAGCTCGCAGAAGGGATCAACGTTCTCGACCGTTTCACATTCGACGCGATCCCCTCATTCGTCGACGTTGTCACTAAAGAGATTGAAGCCGGCGTCAAGGCGAGGAGCGCGAATTCGAAGCTTTGTAAGCAAGTCAAAGAGCTGAAGCAGAAGATCGAGCAGAACGAACGCGACGAGAATCCAGATTATGGTTGTGGAGTCGGAGAGCTCTAGTCTTCACCCCTGACGCCGTTTTCAGGCGTTGTGCTATTCTCCCCCTCATGAGCAAGACGTTCACTTCATCCGGCACTCTGACGGTACAGGACAGCACGTGCTCGAGCGGAGCTGGTCAAACCTCGCGCGATCTTTCATTGGGTCGCGGCGGCGACGCGTGCTCCGGCTCGAAGTCGGTCGCGGCGTCTGTCTGCTCTCAGGTCTCGATCGACACTCAGGATTTCATCGACGTCGACGCGCTCGACGCGCTCTCTGAGATCCTGGTTCTCTTCATGCGCTCGAGCGCCGATGTCACGCTCCGGCTCTACGCGTTGCCAGCGTCAGCGCAAGCCGTCGCAGGGACCTTCCCGACGGCGTTCGCCGGTGGCGAGACGCTGATCACGACGATCGACGGTGTCGCAGTGACGACGACGTTCGACGTCGCGGATCAGAGCGCGGCGCAATGCGCAGCGAGGATCAACGCAGCCTTCGCTCTCGCCGGATACGTGTCGCCGCTCGCGAGCGTCGTGAATGGTCAGATCAAGATCATCGGAGTCGCGACGAAGGTCGGCGCCGCCGGTGTCGGAGAGCTCTCCTTCGCCGGAACCGGCGCAGCAACGCTCGGTCTCAGCGCTGGCGCGAATCCAACCATTGCTCAGGCGCAAGGGCAGGACACCGACGTGTCAGGTCTCTATCTTGCCGAGTATCCGGTTTCGAGCGGAGCTCCGACGAAGGTCCAAATCAGCGGAAGCGCGACGGTCGATATCGTCGCCGGTGGTCGCTCCTAACGGCGACGAAATAGGAGGGTAGAAGAAAAATGGCATCGACAGTCAAAGCGGAGCTCTCGCGAGCGAACCCAAACCAGATCGCCAATATGGCGAATCTCTCGCAACTTGGCGACGGTCTCGGGATCGTTCCGAGAACGGAGCTCGTCACCGTCGCGGCGAACGTCGGCGTTTTGTCGCAACCGGCGGCTTCTCTCGTCGCCGTCTTCGCGACGGCCGGCGGCGCGACCGGCGAACTCGATCTGATCAAGCGAAACGGCGCGGTCATCGCCGGTGACTGCGCAATCAACGCGGTCGGAAACGTCGTCTTCGCCGCCGCTGACGCCGTGACCGAAGCCGAGATCACCTACATCCCGATCGAAGGCGAGGAATTCACGGAGACGATCCCCGTGACACTCGGTGGCGTCGGAACGCTCCTGCAAACGCGGCGAGCGATCCAGCTCACAGCGGCGACTCTCGTCGCGCCGGCAGCAACGCCGGGGGCGAAGACGCTCGTCGCGAGGGGAACGCTTGTCGGTGCATTGGGCGCTGGTGAAGCTGCACTCCAAGCCGGCGGAACGACGATCGCCTTCGTCGCCGCAGAAGCCGCCGCCGCGTGTACCGCGACCGTCACCTATCTCGCCTTCCCGGGTGAGGGCGAAGGCACGGAAGATCCATTCGGTGATCGACTCGACGCCGAAGTGGATTTGACCTGATATTAAAGCCCCAAACGCACCAACAGGAGAAAGCCCAATGCCAGAACCGATCAACCCAAATGCGGACAACACGAATCCGCCGGCGGACCCAAGCGTCCAAGATCCGCAGCCACCGACCGTCGATCCGACGCCGCCAGGCGACGCGGCGCCGCCGACGAGCGACGACGCCCTGAGTATTCCGAGGTCTGCTCTAGAAGCACGGCTCGCACAAGCGAAGGCGTCAGGTCAAAAGGAACTCCTGACGACGCTCGGGCTGAAAGACGCCGACGAGCTGAAAGCGACGCTCGACGCCGCAAAGCAAGCGGAAGAAGCGAGAGCGGAAGCGGAGCGGGCCGAGATGTCGGAGATCCAGCGTCTTCAGGCCGACATCGACGCGCTGAAGGAGAAAAATTCTCAAGAGGCGGTCGCTCGAGCGGAAGCGGAGCAAGCCGCTGAAGAACTCCGTGTCAAAAACCACCTTCATTCGTTGTTCACAGCCAAGGGGATCACGAACACCGCATACGCAATGTTTCGAGTCGAGCAAGCGCTTGGAGCTCTCGAAGACGGCGCGGAACTCGATGAAGCCGCCTTCGTCGACGAGCTCGTCGCTGACGAATCCCAGAAAGCCGCGCTCGGTCTCGCTCCGGACAAACGAAACGCCAACACGACGCCCCCGAAAGACGGCCCAGATCCGAAACCGAAAAGTGATGACGGCGACTTCGACGCGATGACGGCGACCCCTGACGAGATGGCGAAGAGATATAGGGACATCGGCTTCCACGGTTGACAAAGCCGCTTCAGTCACCCCACCAAATCCGATCGCTTGCTCGATTTCGTCTTTCAAGTTACCGTGATCACGAAACGGATCGACGCGCCTGATACGTGACGCCGACGGTAAACGGGCAGAAAATGGCCGATTGATCCACTGAGAAAAACACTTTTCGGAGGTAGAAAAATGGCCGTTTCGATCGGTGGATTGAATCCCGCAATCGCGGCAATCCTGCAAGACAATACGCTTCAAAAGGTCTTCCACGACGCCGCGTTTCCGGCGCTCCTCTATCGCATGGATGCGATGCCGGAGCTTTGGGAAGCACACGAAGGCGAAACAAAGGTCATGACGCGGACCGGGCTTTTGCCCGTCGACGTCACGCCGCTGAACCCGAACACCGACCCGAATCCGGAGCAATACGCGATCGAGCAATGGGTTGCGACCGCCCACCAATACGGCAAGGCGATCGACACTCACATGCCGTCGAGCCGCGCCGCGCTCGCGTCGAAGCTCCTTCGCGACGTCAAGACGCTCGGAATGAACGCCGGTCAGACACTTAACCGTTTGCCTCGAAACGCCCTGTTCCAAGCGTATTTGAGCGGGAACACCGTCACGACCGCCGCCGCGGCGATCGGTCTGACCCAATTCAACGTCGCGTCTCTGAACGGCTTCACCGATCGTCTGGTCAATGGCGTCGTGACCGCCGTCAGCGCCGCGAATCCGATCGCAGTGACCTTCGGTGGTGGGGAACCGACTCGAGATGTGATTGCCGCGGTGCCAGCGAATCCGCTCGAACCGCTCGGGCCCGGAACGCTGACGATCAGTGCAGCTCTCACGGTCGGTCTCGCCGCGCGAGAAGCAGTCCTCGCTGACGATGGGGCGGTGATCTTCCGCGTGGGCGGCGGCAACTCCGTCGACGCCATCGGCGCCGCGGATATCCTGACGCTTGACGACATCATTTCGGCGGTCGCGTTGCTTCGAAACAGCAACATCCCGAACCACACCGACGGATTCTTTCATCATCACCTTTCACCCCTGGCGGAAGCGCAACTCTTTCAAGATAACCACTGGCAACGGTTGCACGATTCGCTTCCCGAGTCGGTCGCCTATCGGCAGTTCGCGATCGGTGAGAAGGTGGGTTGTCGCCACTACCGGAACAGCGAATCCCCGGATACCACGAACACCGGAACTCTCGTCGCGAGCGGTCCGAACTTCGCCCAATGCTCGCCGCAGATCGGTGGCGAAGTTCGCAATGACGCCAACATCAGGATCGGGCGAACGATCATCACCGGACAAGCGTCGATGTACGAATGCTACATCCCCGAATCCGACTACATCACCGAAGCCGGCGTCACCGGGAAGATCGGGAATTTCTCGGTCACGAACAACGGCGTCACTGTCGAGACCGATCGGATTCGGTACACGATGCGAGCTCCGCTCGATCGACTTCAGCAAGTCGTTGGCCATGCTTGGAGCTGGTCCGGAGACTTCGCGATCCCCTCGGACCACACGACCCTCGACGCTCGCTTCGGTCGCGCGATCGTGATCGAACACGCCATCGGCTGATCGCTCGTCGTCGTCTCCCTCTCTTCTCTCATTTACCCACCAAACGACCGCCGTCGAATATGCCCTGCGGCATGTGATACTCTGTCGCCATGGAAACCTACGACGCGTTGACGATCAAAGAGCTGAGAGTGATGGCAAAGGATCGTGGGGTGAAGAGCTCGACGACGATGAACAAGGCTGAACTCGTTCAGGCGCTCGAAGCGCTCGACGCCGAAGGCGATCCGGCGAACTTTGCCAATTTTCCAGACGAAGTAACTCCGGCGCCTGACGGCGCACCGACGGAACAAGTCGAAGAAGCCGCTGAGACGACCGAGCCGGAACCGATCGCGCCATCCGTCGTCGGTCCGGAACCCGAGGCGCCAAAGGTCTTCAAGTTGATGAACGATATTCGCCTTGTCGGCGCGAACGGGATGACGGTTCTACTGAAAGCCGGCCGGGAGATGAAAGAGACGGAGCACGATCTTGAACGTGTCCGATCTTGCGGCGGTGTCCTCGCTCCTGTCGTCGATTGAGTTCGAAACCTTCCGCGCTTTTCCGCCGCTCGCGGCGCTGTGCTATAACTACTCTTGCTTCACGTTGCTGGTGAGGTCACCTTGACGGCTCCGCGTAACCCCCCGAACGCGGAGCCGTCGCTTTTTGTACGTCGTGCTATCCTCTGTTCATGGCGCTCTCAACATCCGAACAAGCCGACGCGCTCCGTTTTCTCGGGTACGCCAATTGGTCAGACCTAGCCCAAAGCTTTCAGCTCGGTTTCCCCGCTCCCTCACAGCCTGAATTTCTCGTCAGAGAAGCGTTCCGGCGCATCGACGCCGAAGGGCTTGAGCGCGTTCGAAGCGACTTGTGCGAACTCCGCGACATCGAAGGTCAACTCCATTCGGCGCGGTCGAGAATGAAAGCAGTCCGAATCGGAGAGCTGGCGACGAACCCAAATGAAACGGCAATGCTTCGTCGGGAGCTCCGCTATTGGACCGGCCGCCTTTCGAATGATCTCGGAGCTCCGATTAACCCGTTCGCGAATAGCGATGTTCTCGCCGGCGGAATCAATGCCAGGGTCGTAAATGGATGACGATCGCGGAAACGTGATCAAGCTCAGCGATTATCGCTGCGATCCTCATATTTGTCTTCAGGTCTATGACGGAAGCGCTCACGTCGTTTCATGCAACGACATCGAATCCTTCATTCGTGGCGAACTCGAGATCGAGGACCTGAAGACCTTGAAGGTTGAAACCTCGACGAGCGACGGCGTCGAATCAGACGATTGGAAAGGCATCATTCGCCGCATTGTCGGCGAATGGTATGAGTCGGTGATCTGTGGTGGGTGAGACAACAGAAAATCCTCGCGGTCCGATCCCCGCAACCCATGATTCCGATCTTCGCGAAAAGCGATTTTGTGCGAGAGATTCGCTCGTCGAGGAGCTCGGAGAAGTCGCCGACGATCTCCGTCAGCTTGCGACCGACTTCGGTCTGCGCCCATACACTGTCCACATAGTGAGAACGAGCTGGACCGGTGGCGAAATCGGTCGCGGTCAAGCTGACGTTTCGCTCGATCTTCCACTTCTGCCGACACCAAAACTATCAATGACTGGAGTGTCGCGAGAAAGCCGCGAAGCCGGAGTGCTCGAGCGCGGCGACGCAAGACTCGAAGGCGTCTCCCCGCGGTACACTGAAGACGAACTCGCCGGATACTTCAGCGCCACTGACGCCGAAGAAGCCTTCATTGAAATCAGGATCGACGAGCGCGACGGAACGACGAAGCGCCGACGGTTCACGCTCGCGAGACCCCCGGTCAGGCGACCGGACCGCTTCGATTGGTTGCTCGTTTTGAAGCGCGCCGACGGCGACCGCTTGCGCTCCGGAGCTCCTCGCGACGACGGTCGAACGCCGGTCGGACCGTGGCCTATAAAGTAAATCTGCGTCAGTTCGCTCGGGAAGTGGCGAAGCTCGGAGACGAGCTCGAAGAAGCGACGCTGAAGGGTATCAAGAGCGCTGCGTATCGGCTCGAGAGTATCATCCCGGAAGCGATCAACGATACGAGACCATACCCCCCGATCGACAACGCTGTGCTGGTCAATTCGCATTTCACAACGCCGACGAAGCGCGGCGCCATCGTTGGCGTTGACGCGCCGCATGCCGCCTTCATGGAGTACGGCACACGACCACATAGGCCACCGTTTCAACCATTGGCCGATTGGTGCTATCGCAAGGGGTTGATCGATGTCGAAGTGACGGAGAGCGACCTTGACGAATTCCTGAGCCGCTCGAGGCTCGGCTCGAAGGCTTTCATGGCGCTCGATGATGAAGATCGAGAGCTCCAAGAGATGATCGACGAAGCCTTGCAGGTCGTTCTTTTGATCATCGCGAAGATCGCGGCGCGAGGGATAGAGCCTCGACATTTCATGAAACGCTCGATCCTTCGTTTCAGTCGTCGTCGTATTCTAGAGAAAGAAATCCAAGCGGAACTCGAAGCGATCGGCAAGGGTAAGGTAGGACGACGAATTTCGAGCGACCTGGCGGCGAAAGCGGCGGAATCGGCGAGAGCGAAGAAAGCGCGGTGATGAATCATGGCAATCGGTGATCCGATCAGAGTCTCGAATATCGGTCGCGGCGTTGCGATCCCGAATCGGATCGGAGCTCGCGACGCTCTCGCGGAAACGCTTGCGGTCTATCTCCTTCAACTTCAGTTCCGGATCGCCGGCGGCGATGATCGAGACACCGTCTTTCGTCTTCGCGAGGTCTTCGACGAATGGCCCGAAAGCCGTCAGGATCTCCCGTACCCTTGCGCGTCGATCATCGACGCAGGAGAGATCGAGCACGTCGCTCACAACCTCGTTCCGACGATTCTCGAAGAGACATGGGGGCAATTCGACGAGCTCGTCGCGTGCAACCAAGGGGAGGGGAAAAAGACGACGGTCCTCATGAAATCGAGCGGAGCTCGGCAGGAGTTTCAAGTCGATTTCTGGCTTGACAAAAAAGCCGACCGCCAAGCTGTCGCCGCGCTCCTTCCGTCGGCGTTCAACATCGAAGAGAGTCGCTCCGGAATCGTGCTCGAAGGCCCCGAACTCTATTATTCTCGGAGCATGCGGTTTTCGCTGTCCTCGGGAGGCCGGTTTGACGACAGCGCCGTCACGGCGTCTCTGAACGAGCGTCGGTTGCAAACGGTCATCATCGGCGAGTGTGATATTGTCTCGCTTAGAGAAGCGGTCGAGATGAAGAAGCCAATGATTTGCAAAAGCATCGTGGACCCGGCCGATCCACCGACTGAGGAGATTGAAGAATGACAGCATTTGTCAGGCGATTTCGAACACTGCCGTCACTGACGGAGTTGACGTCGATCGAACAAATCGCGCTGATCGATCGGACTCCGAAGACGCCGGTGATCGGTGTCGGAACCGGGACGATGATGATCGTGGGTGAGTTCGAAGACGGCGACTTCGACACGCCGACCGAGGTCTTCGGCGAGAACGACGAAACCCAGAAATTCGGCGGTTTCGGCTACACGTACGGGAACGAGAGCTATCAAAACCCATGCGCTCGTCGCCATCTCGGAGAGGATTGGAACGGCAACGGATGGATGAAAGGCTTGAATCTCAAGCCGCCACGGAAGATTATCTGCCGTGTTGATACGAGCGTGGGAGACGTTCGCTTCTCGCTCGCCGCTGCGCTCCGGAGCTCTCGCGGTCCCTTCGCTCTCGCCGCCGCTGATCAGCTCTCCGTCACGACCGACGCCGGTGGACCGGCGAACTGTACGGCGGTCACTGCGACCGTCGCCACCGTCGCAGGCGCCGGTTTTGCTCCCGGTCCGACGGGTTTCGTCGGCGGTGAGCGCATGGGGATCACGATCGATGCTCTCGCGGAAGTTACCGTGACTTTCCAGGCTGGGGATCAAACGGCGGTTCAGGTCGTTTCCAGGATCAACTCATTCCTCGGGTACACCGCAGCGAGCGTCAACGCTGGCGAAATCGACATCGTATCGATTCAAGCCGGCTCGGGTGCCCAGGTCATCCTCCGAGACATCGACGCCGGAACACTTGCCGCGATCGGTCACGTTGCCGCAACGACGCCGGGGGCCGGGAACGTTGCCAATGCCGCCGCAGTGATCGTCTATCGGACCGGATCACCGACCGGGACGATAAGGATCGACGACGTCGCCGGAGCGATGGCGACAGACATGGGATTCACGACTGCGACGGTGATCACCGCCAACATCGGCGCGGCATTCGAAGTTCCGGCCGGGACACGTGTCAGAAATGCCGGCGGCGACGAATGGGTCTCGATGCGCACCCTTTCGTGGCCCGAAGGTACCGCAACGGCGGTCAATGACGGAACGCAAGACGTCGAGGTCAGAGACGCCACTGACGACGGGAGCGGCGGCGGTGCCGTCGCTGGCACAGTCACGACCGTCGTCGACTATCCGGACGATCGGATGGTTGAGGTCACGAATCCGTCAAACCTCTCCGTCGCGCTGACGGAGAACCAAATCGACGCCGCCTATCAAAGCGCCTTCGATGCGACGCTCGATCCGAACGCCGTCAGCAAAGACGCCAATCACGTGCTCTGTGCTCGCCGCTCGGAGGCAACGATCAGAGCGAATCGGCAGAACGCCATCGACGCGAGTTCCGAGGGGAATCGCGGTCGCATCGCATACGGTCGCGCTCCGATCGGATACTCAAGCGCTCAGGCGATCACAGACGTCGCGCTGTGGCAACGTGACCGTCACTTCTACACGTGGCCCGGTTGGGTCATGTACGTCAGTGAGATCGCGGAGCTCGGAGCCGCTGGCGGTACGGGGTTCACGGCGGACGGGAACATCACGATCGGGGCGGACGGTCCGTTGGCATATATCAACTGCTACCTCAACCCCGAAGAGAACCCCGGTCAGAACACCGGACTCCTGACCTTCATTTCGTCGCTCGAGGACACCGGCGAAGCCTCGACGATCACGCTCTACAAAGCGCTGAAGACCGCTGGAATCTGCGCTCCTCGCGTCGACCAACAGGGGAATCTCGTCTATCAGAGCGAGGTCACGACAAGCCAGATCGCCGGCCGCAAGACACAAAAACGGCGAAAATTCGCCGACTTCGTGCAAGACACTCTCGCGGAACTCGGAATCCCATATTCGAAGCAACTTGCGACGGATAGCCGTCGAAGTGGCATGACGAGCGCGATCGATACGTTCTTGTCAGGTCTCAAGTCTGACGCGGCTCCGGAAAATCAGCGAATCTCGGATTACTCCGTCGAGGAAACGACGGATCAATACACGGGCTATGAGGCACTTGGCGTCTTCGTTTGGCGCGTCTCGATCAGAATGCTTTCGAGCTTCGATACGATCGTCTTCGACACCGAAATTGGCGAAGGCGTGATCGTTGTGACGGAAGCCTAAAGGAGGGATCAGAAGTGGCGGAAAGACTCAAAGGTCAGGAAGTGACCGTCAACATGGTCTCGACGTTTGGCGGGATCGAAACATCGTTTATCGATGTTGGAAGCATCGAAATGCAGTTCGACCGCGAGATCCTCTCCGAAGGATATCTCGGACAGACGACACAACAGAAAGACGACATTCACAACGGCGTCAGCGGAACGATCACTTTCCACAGTAGGACTGCTGACACTCTTGGATTGATCCAGCGGATCACCGAAGCCTCGAAAGGCAGGCTTCCGGGGGAGAGCTTTCAGATCGTCGCGAAGCTCGGCTTTCCGCTCGGTGGCTCCCGGTTGGTCGTCGTCCCTGACGCGAAATTCGGGAACATCCCGATCAACGTCAGCGACCGTCAGAGCTTCGTCGAGTTCCGGCTTGAATTCGCTTCTGACGACGCCAATATTCTGCCCTCCCTGTAATCGCCCCGTTTCGCTTCGTCGCTCTCCGTCGCCGTCAGGCGCTCTCTCGTGTATTCTCATCGTGTCTCGCCGTTGGGTATGGGGCGACTTCACTCCATGGTGCGACCTGACGGCGAGACACAACCTATTTCGCACCGATAGGAGATTGAGAAAAAATGTCAGCAGAAGAGACCAATGAGCGACGCGTCATGTCCGGACCGAAGGCGAAGGAGCTGGCGACATCACAAAGCGTGAAGTTCAATCCGGGGGCGTTTGACGCTGCGCTTGCGCGGAACAGCGGTGCAGCGAGCTCGGGCGACATTCACAGGACATTGCGACGCCGATTCGTGTCGCTCGTCATCGAGCCGGATCTTTGCCGCCCTGACACCTTCGCGGAGCCGTTCAAGCTCGCACTCATGGAGCTTGACTCCGATCAAGAGCTGAGAGCTCTCGCACGCCTCGGGCGCTTCGTCATCCCCGGCAAGGATAACGAGAGCGACGGCGACGGCGATGGCGATGGCGACGAGCTCCCTGAAAGCGAAGAAGCGACCCAAGCCGGTCAAGCGCTCGCTCTCGCTCTCGCGAGAGAAGCGATCTATTCGATCAATGATCGGAAGCTCGCTCCTCACGAAAAGCCGATCGTTTGGGAAATGCTTGGAATGGGCGGACGTCTCGCCGCCGGGACAGTCTTTATCGCGCACGGAACGGGAATGGACCCCGATCTTTTGGGAAAATCAATCGCTTCGGTCGAGATCGGCTGATCAAGGCTTATCGTGAGTCGCCTTTCGTTTTCGTTGAATGGTACATCAGGATCACGCTCTCGCTCGAGAGCTGGCGAAAAACGAACACGAGAGCACGGATATGGTCTCGGATCGCGTTCGTGACGCGGTATGGCCATATCAGCTTGACCGAAGCTCTGACGACGCCTGTCGCCGACCTGAACGACTACGCTGACGCGCTCGCTGATCTCATCGACGAGGAGAACGCAGCGAGCAACCCAAACCAGTAGCGTTATCTCACCGTGACCAGCTCGAGCGCGACGCCGTAACGATGGCGTAACGTTGTCCTCTCGTTCCGCGTGATACTCTCGTCGCATGGCGGCGGACTACAAAGTAGAAGCGGAACTCGAACTCAAGAACGCGCGAAAAACCAAGGATCGCGCGAAAAGCATTTCGAAGCAGTTCGAGAAAATGAGCCGCTCGCTCGAGCGGATCGGAGCGAGCGCCGGAGCGTCGTTCTCTCGACTCGGTTCGACCATGGGTCGGCTCGGCTCATCGATGCGTCGAGCGAACCGCTCGAGCGGAAGCATGGTCAGAAATCTCGTCGCTATCGGCGCGACCTATGTTGGAATCAGACTTGTTTCGAGCGCGTTTCAAGGTCTGACAATGTCGATGATCCGCTCGAATCAATCCGTCGAGGATACGACGCTTTCGATCGCGTCACTCTATGCCGAGATCGAGAGAACAAGCTCCTTCGGTGAAGCGACGCGAGCGGCGAGCGGACTCTACAGACAAATGGAGCTCCTCGCGATCTCATCTCCCGGGACGGCGGCAAACATCGCCGACGCCTTCTCAATGGCGTTCGGTCCGATGAGACGCGCCGGGACGGAAATGGAGACGCTCCTGACGTTCTCGCGTGACGCGGTCGCGGTCGCGTCAGCTCTCCGGATAGACCTTCCACAGGTGGCTCGCGATATCTCTATGATGGCGACAGGCGTCGCCGGAACCGACGTCCGAACATTCCGCATGCTCCGATCCATGGGGATGATCACGGAGACAACAGAGGAGTGGAACCAGCTCGCACAGCGGACACCGAATGTGATCGCGACTCGCATGGTTGATATTTTCGACCGTCTCGGCAGGCAAAGCGCTGAAGCGTTTGGTCAGACATGGACCGGTCTCACGAGCGCTTTCGAAGACATCACCGGCTTCTTCGCGCGCGCCTTCAGCGGACCGGCTTTCCGCGTTCTTCGTCGAGAACTCGGTCGGATAAACGATTTTCTGCTGAAGTATCGAGCTGGGATCTCGAAGATCCTGACGGCATGGGGGGGGCGTTTGGCGGCGGTTTTGAATCGTGTT